GCGAACAGGGGCCGAGGCGGGTGTAAAGTGACCAGGAGCGCCGGACGGGGAAGGAACAAAAAAAGATGACAGACAGGGAATGGTATCTTGAATATATTGATAATGAGCTTAAAAAGTTGGAAGAGGCTAAGTTCGTTGGAAACATAGAGTTCAAGGTTAACTATAAGTTAGGCGTTATTTGCAACATAAACTTTGGGCTGAACAAGTCTGTAAAACGGGCGGCGGATGTTCCGGCAAGCGTTTAGGCAGGTAGTTCTTTATAAATTTTATATAGGGTAGCTTAAAAAACAAGCCCCACTTGGTAGAAGGATTGAGGTTTTCAGTCGCTATCGGGTGGGGTTTTTTTATTTTATGTTCAACTTTTTGTGGAAGAAGTGCAATAAAAATTGTCCTCATTATGAGGTTAAAGGAAGTACTTGTCGGTTAGACCAATTTAATTTAGCGCCGTCAATAAAATGTCTGTTGGTGCATATATGCTTTTTGCTTAGATGTTTTGAGATAGATAGGGAAGTGGAGCAATCCGAGGATAACTGGTGGAAAGGAGGGGACGATGGGGAGAGCAAAGAAAAGTAAGATGAGGAACAAGAAAAAGAAGAAATGCCAGGTTAAGTAAGGAGGTAATGATGGCGAGACCAAAAAAGGTGCGAGAAGTAAGAAACAAGTCTGTTGAAAAGGCTATGGAAACGTCCTCACCGAAAGGTGTTAAACGGAGGCTAGTCAGAACGGACAAAGTGCCGTCTTTTAAAGAGGCCGGATGGAAAGAAGCCGGCGACCCTAAAGACGCCAAAGGGAAAGTTGACGGAGTAAGAGTAAATGCGTCAGATTTAGTTCTGATGGAGAAAAAGGAGAAATAAGAAATGACACTAGAAGCGTTAAACCAAAATACGGTTACGGACGAACAGGTTGAAGAACGGATCACGGCTTTGTCTCAGAAACAGGACATCAACGAAGACGAGCGGAAAGAGCTTGAGGAACTGAAAGGTGAACGGAAAACCCGGTATCAAAAACGGATTGATAAGTTTACCTACCAGATAAAGTCCGCGGAGGAAGAGAACGAAAGGCTGAAAAGAGAGCTAGAGGAAGCAAGAGCCGCTAAAGAGGACAAACCGCCTGCTCGGCCTTCTATCCGAAAAGAGACTGTTGAGCATGACGGTGAGACTTTCTACACGGACCAGGCTTTAACTGCTCTTATCGAAGAGAAGCAAATGACTGAGGCGGAAGCGATACGACATCAGCAGGAACGCATTGAGGCTAAAGCCGCGGAAAGGGCGCTGAAAAAGATTGAACAGCGGAATAAGGCTGAATCGGCCAAAGAGCTTCACATGAAAACTGTTAAATGGGTGGAAGAGAAGTACCCTCATTTTAACGAGAAGCACCCAAGTTTTGATCCTACCGACCCGGTGTATGTTTTAGCGGACACCCTTTTAAAAGAGGGGTACGGGACACACCCGGAAGGGATAAGGTTAGCAATACAGCGAGCAGAGTCCATATTGAAAACTCAGGCGGGGAGACCGGATTTGTCAAAAGATTTAAGCGTGTCATCCCCTTCTGCTCCGGAGTCTACCGAGAAAAAGGAAGTAGACTTGTCTAGGGAGGAAGAAGAAACCGCCGTTAGATTATGGACTAGACGGATAAATCCTGCTACTGGCAGGAACTACACGGAAAAAGAGGCTATCGTAAGAGCGAAAGCCGCTAAACAAAGGAGAGTGAGACGATGAAGGAAACCAAGAAAACTGGCCCTGAAGAGAAGAAGTCTCTTAACGAGGAAAAACCCTCGGAATTATCGCAGGAAACTGCGGACAGAACTCCGCCGGCGATGAGAGCCCCGGAGAAGGATGAGTACACACTTGAGGTCATAAAAGATTGGTATGGGAAGGTTGATCCTTTCACTTTGTCCAACAAGGACCCAAAGTACGAGTACAGGTTTTTAAAGGATGAGTTTAAAAACTTATCTATGAAAACTGGCAACATGCTTTTTCAAAAAGGCGGGTGGCAGTTGGTTAACAGAGCTCATTTAAAAAAGCTTGGGATAGCTGACGAGTATATCGCCCCGGACGGTCTTTATCGTGTCGGAGACACGGTTCTAGCTCGCATACCTAAAGAACTGTATGCGGAGAAAAGGGAGTATAAGCAGAAGCAAGCTGACGCACCGATGAACATGATTAAGAGGACTATGAAAAAGGGAGACAACGCCTCTGAGATATCAAGCGGAATCCATGAGTCTATGAAAGGCTTGCAGACTGCAAAAGACTTAGGAATGAAATCTTAAACGGAATAAATGTCCGTTTTAGGGTGAGACAAAGGAGGGAACATGGCTAACTCAGATAGACCTAATGGTTTCACGCCAATAGGTATGTTAGACGGGTCAAAAATCCCTGTGGAAATAGCCGCCATTAACTCAGCAGGTAGCAACATTTTCATTGGAGATGTTGTTAGCGTTAAATCAGGAGGCGACTTAGATGCCGCCACCGCCGATGACGCGAACATAGTTTATGGTGTGGTTGTAGGTATCGTAGATGAGAACAAAGTGCCGGCGGGACATCCTAACAGCACCATCTCAACTAAATACCTACCTTCCGGCGACACAGGGTTCTTATTGGTAGCTCTTGCGCTACCTGGGGCCAAATTTAGGGTTCAAGCGTCAACAGGCACGGCTTTAGCGGCAACTGATAGGTTCGCTTGTGCCAACCACGTTGCAGGAACAGGAAGCACGACTACCGGAAGATCAGGGCATGAGCTCAACTCTACCGTGGTAACTGGTAGCGCCGCTCAGTGCTGTATCCTTGACAAGGTGGACGAACCAGGGAACGATTGGGGCGCTCATGTAGATTTGGTTGTTACTTTTAATGAAAGCTACTTTGTAGGTGGCGTAAACGGTGTCTAAGAGAGGAGGGATAAATGCCTATTAACTCAACAATTATGGTAGACACTCTTGACGCCAACTTGAACGAAATGCACCAAGACGGTTTAAACGGTTGGGGTGAAGAGTACAGGAAAGTTTTTAACGTAGAATCTAGCGATAAGCAGTCCGAGAAAGACAGCCTTGTCTCTGGGTTTGGATTGTTCCAGGAGAAAGCCGAAGGGTCGGCCGCAGACTACGACACTCTATATACTGGTATCTCAAAAACTTACGTGCATACTACTTATGCGCTAGGCTATGAGATCACCGAAGAGGCCATAGAAGATAACTTGCGGACCCCGGAAACTTTTGACAAGCTTCCGACTGCTTTGTCAAGAAGCGCGGAAGAGACAGTAGAAATAACAGCGTTCAACGTGTTCAACAACGGGTTTACAACCAACGGGTTTGACGGTGTACCGCTGCTTTCTGCTTCTCACCCGGTTCTTTCTGGCGGAACACAAGCCAACAAACCTTCCACTGACGCTGATTTAAGCGTTACTTCTTTAACAGCGGCTATCACCGCGATAGAGAAGTTGGAAGACGAAAGAGGCTTAAAACAGCCGACAAAGGCTGTAACCTTGCTTGTTCCTGTTGACCTTTGGAACATAGCAGATGAATTGCTAGGATCAGAGTATAAACCTTATGTAGCCAACAACGAACGCAACGCCTTGCAGGAGAAGGACTTGCAGTATTTTGTAAGCCACTATCTTACTGACACTGACGCATGGTTCTTGTTAGCTGAGAAGTCAAAGCACAAGCTTAAATTCTTCTGGAGAGTTAAACCGGGCGCTTTGCGTAGGGGGACGGACTTTGATTCTACTAACTTGAAACACTTACAACGCATGAGGTTTTCAGTAGGGTACTCACATTATATGGGTACTTACGGAAGTGCGGGAGCGTAAAAAGGAGGGATTATGAGGAAAGCTATCATCAGCGTGTTGATGATCTTATTCGTGTCCTCGCTTTGCTACGCTCAAAGTGTTAGAAACCCGACTTACAATTATGAGGGGAAATCTAACTACGGTAATCTGAGTGTAAACGGGTTAGATGTTACCGGCAACCCGGGGTACATAGAGTTGTATGACGCTGTAAAGGACGAACCATACTATCTTTATGTAGCTTCTGGGGTTCTGTGCATTACTTCTTCAACCAGTATCCGGGAAATTGCTAGTTTCCCTACTGGTAGTTGGGGGCAGTACAGGATAGCCATTGCTAGTAGCACCGCCGTAGGCACACAAAACACGGTAAGAGGTAACACGCTAGGAGACTAATAGCAAGATCGGGGAGGTTTCGGCCTCCCCTTGTTTTTATTATGAAAACTATAAACAAATATTTAATTCTTATTATCGCTTCGCTATTTATAGTTCCGTTGTCGGCGGCTATTCCAATGCCTGGGGCTGATGTCTGGTATCCTCAATGTATTGCGCTGATTGCGTTATTTATGGTAGGTGTGTCTATTTTCTTATGGAAGTTTGACAAAGCTATCTCTCTTTTTTCGATTATGTGCCTTCTTTCGGCGATATTCGTTACCAAATTAAACATGAAAGCTATGTTTATCACAGGAGAAGTCTACCTCGCGGGGTTGGCTATGTATGGAATAAGCAACCTGACGGTTAAGAAAAGGAAGATAGTCTGTTGGGCTATCATTGGGTTGATTCTCCTTCAAGGGGCTTGGGTTATTTTACAAGCTAACGGCATTGATCCTTTGTTTACTAAGGTCGTTCACGGAAAAGTTGATTATTCCAGCGATGATACTGTGGGATTCAGCGGAAGCCATAACCAACTAGGGGTTTTCTTTGCGACTACCGCCCCGATAGCTGTTGGGGTATGCCCTGTTTTACTGCCATTGGTCCTTTTCGGTCTTTTTTGTTCTACGACTTCGTTCGCTTTTGTCGGGTTTACAGTAGCGTCTATCGTTTATCTTTTTTTAACTAAGCATAAACTAAGATACTTTACGTTGGTGATTCTCTTATGCGGGGCGGCGGTTTTCTTTACCAAATACGACAAAAACGTCTTAGGGCATTTGCACGGGAGGATCGCCCCGGCAAAGGTAGGGTTTGAGGCTATGTTAACGGGTCATATTCCGTTAGAGGTCAAGCACCATGAAAAGATATTGGGCGCTAATACTTGGACAGGGTATGGGTTAGGGAGCACGTCTAAAGTTTTGCCGTTATACAAAGAGAACAGATACTTTAACCGCCGGCTTGAGAAGTACACGCATTTTCATAATGATTATATAGAGTTGATCTTTGAGTTTGGACGCCTGGGGCTAGCGATTTTAGTTTTCTTTCTTGTAAGCTTTTTCCGGGAGTTTAAGCGGTACAGAAACAAAGAGCTGTGCTTATATTTTTGTTGTCTTTTAGCTTATATGTTATGCAGTATGGGTGTTTTCGCTAATCATGTGGCTATGTCAGGAATGTTTTTTGTTTTATTTTACGGGCTATTCAAAGGAGTTGTGCATGAGCAGAAAAGGGCGGTCAAAAGGGCTTCCGTCTTGGTATAAAGGGAAGCTTAAACGGTGCGATATTTCTGGATTTTGGTATGGGGAGCTAGAGGGAAAACTTTTTGAACGGGACGGTAAGTTAGTGGATAGGGCTAACTTTGACACTTTAACGGAAAAAGAAAGACAAGATTTAGTCCAAAGGAGGATGAGATGAAGAAAGCTTTGTTTGTGGGGTTGTTTGTAATTTTCGCGGTATCGGTGTTTGCACAGGATTATAAACAGAATGTTTACCAGAAAACCGTATATTTAGACGCTGAAAACGCAAAGGAGTTTATATCTTTTCCCTATCAGTCATGTAGGTCGGTATCCGTGCTAAACGGTGACACAAGCCATGCTGTTTGGGTTGATTTTTCAGATGTATCCAGTTCTCCTAATGTTGTTGACACCGCGGGAAGTATAAGGTTGGCAGGGGCAATGCAACTTACTTTAGAGAATTATTCTACATCAGGGGTAACTGTTTATTTTGACCAGTATGTAGCGAGTCCGGTTAGTATCTTAGCAACTTATTAAAGGAGATTGTATGTTTGAAAGTAGGAGATTCCCACAAACTAGAAAACCTAGAATAGTGTTAGACAAAAAGTTCGCTATGGCTAAAGACTTGGATATCGGGGAAAAAGGCCAAATGCGGGCTAACTTAGTATTGGATTCTGAGCGGTTAGAGATGGAAGAGGGTAGCGAGCATAAAGTGATGACGTTTCTTGTTGTGACTGCCGAAGATATCCAAATAAAGGAGAAAAGATGACTTTTAAACGAGTTGCTAGCATGTATTACCCTGGCGGCCAACCGGAAGTGACGATCCCGGAACAAATGGCTATGGGGCTAAACGAAACGAAAATAGGGCAGAAAGTTCAGGTCATAATGAATTACAGGGTTATTGAGAAAACTAGAAGCTTTACTATTTTACAGATTACTGGAGTCCACCCTGTTTCAAAAGCAAGGAGATATTGATGTATAACTTCGGTGAGTTAAAAACCCAGACGGGGTATATAGTTCAGCGGTCTGATGACCCAAGCTATTTAAACGATGAAGCGGCGGTTTTTCTTAATCTAGCTCAAGATTTCTTGTTTAACTCTTATGATTATTTCACCGAGTTGCAGGACGTTTATAATTTTACCACTGTTGACGGAACAGAAAACTATGTCATGCCGGCTCATTTCGATAAGCCTTTAAGGGTTTATGATCTTACCAATAACAAAAAAATCTCTCCCGAAACAGAAGAAGAATATTTTGACGGAAACATACAAAACATTGCGGATTCCGTGACAGGGAAACCAGAGAATTTTCGTCTTTTCGGGGTTAAGGGGATAACCGGAACAATAGGGGCAACGGGCACGACATTAAAAGCCAAGAGTTCATCGGCGAGCGATACTGACAACCCAGTTATAAGGGTAGAGGGGTACATTGATTCTAGCAAGACGATTTTAGATTATGAAGAGATAACGATTTCCGCCTCCGGCCCGACAGGGTGGGCTTCAGGGACCAAGACCTTTTATGGGATAACGCATGTTAGTAAGTCACAGGATACCACAGGATATTTGACTTTGGCGGATTCCTCTAACACTACGTTAGCGATTTTAGCTTCAAAGACTAGAGTTTTAAGGCATAAGGTAATGAAACTAGGGCTTATCCCAGATGGGGCTTATTCCATGAGGACTTTGTTCAAGAAAAAGAAAAACAAGCTGAACGATGACGAAGATTACCCCTTTATTGAGGCCGACAACTTTCTTGTGTTAGAAGCCGCGGGGTACTGTTTCGCTCAAGATAGAGATTCGCAAAGGGCTAGTGATATGTGGAGAAAATCAAAGGACGCTTTGTATAACCTATTAACGAACCAGAATGCAAAGCTTGGGCCAGACTATCAGCATAAACTTACGACAATGTTCGCACAAGCGCATAGGATGTAAATGAAAAAGTTTTTAACTTTAACGATTTCGTTGTTTTTGGTTGCCTCGGCGTACTCGCAAGAGTTAATAAAGGTCCGTATTGACGATTTTTCCGGAGGGCAGAATAGCTATGATTTAGCCGATAGCATAGACGTAAACCAAGGAGAACTCGTCCAAAACGCTAGCCAGGAAAAGCGAGGAAGGCTAGAAAAAAGAAAAGGACAGGCTCTTTTCGCGGATGACCTTGGGAACACGGCTTTTCGAGGGGTAGGGGATTTTTACCCGGATTCAACAACATCTTACGTTTTAGCCGCTTCTGGCACAGATATTGTCCGCTCTACTTCGGCAGGAGCTAGTTGGACGGTTGTTAATACAGGGAAGGCTTTAACGGCAGGGTATAATACCGAATTTTTACAGGCCGACAACTTACTGTTTATTTTTAATGGGGAAGACAACACTTCTTGGTACGATGGGTCTACTTTTGTTTTGCCAACCTCGGTAGGGACAGTTTACCCAGCTAGCCCGCCCAAAGCTACAACCGGAGCTTGGGTTGCTAACTATTTGTTTTTAGCCGGCAACCCTACCTATCCGGATTGGGTATATTTTTCAAACAACCTTGAACCTAGAGAGTTTACCGCTAATAACGTGATAAAGATAAACACCGGAGACGGACAAGAGATAGTAAGGATAGAGCCGTTTAGAGAGAACGAAATCATAGTCTATAAGCAACGAAGTGTTTATATGCTTGATATAACGGGGTCAACCCCATTAGCTGACTGGGCTTATAAACCTATAAGCAGAACAATCGGGTGTGCCGCAGAAAGATCGGTTGTTAACATTGGGAACGATCATTGGTTTTTATCAAGTGAGCCGATAGCTGTAAGGAGCTTAATCCGGTCAAGCTTTGACAAAATTCTTTTGGATAGAGCTTCTGACCCGATACAAGATATTTTTGACGGGACGGGGGAAACCACGATAAATGTTTCTTCAATAGATGTGGCGTGCGCTATCTTGCATGACAATAAGTATATTTTGGGTATTCCTACAGGGGTTTCTACTGTAAACGATTATGTAGTTGTATATGATTTTCTTACTAAGTCGTGGACCACTATTGATGGGTGGTATCCCGCAGAATGGATAGTTTATGAAAACGACCTTTACTATATAGACGCTAATGATGGGCGGATGATTGAGTGCTTCACCGGAACTACGGGGGATATGTACGAGGGGCCGGTGGTTACAGGGTCTTCCGAGCCTTCCGTTGCGATTACTTTTGACTGGCGGTCCAAAAACATTTCTTTTGATAACCCCGAAAACTATAAGATGTTGGACGCCTTGGACTTAGAGCTTGGAGCGAGCGGTGACTATGACGCTGATGTCTATATCGAAATGGATGACGGCGGGTGGCAAAGAGTTGGGGATATGAACTTGGCCGGTGGCGCTGTGACTTTACCTGTGTCATTACCGTTTACCCTAAGTGCTAGTGGAGTGGCGAGAGAGACTTTCCAACTGCAACAGTATGGGGAGTTTAAAAACATAAAGATAAGAGTTGTCCAGGATGGACTTAGCGAATTGTGCGACTTACATAGGGCGACTATTTTCGCCTACATGAAACCTTGGAGGAGAGAATGAAAAAGAAGTTTTTACTTGGGTTATTAGGGTTTTTGGTTCTTTTCGGTGTGGCGTTTGCGGATCAGATTAGCGTTTACCATACTTACACCGCGACCGATCAGGTTACTAACACAAAGTTAAACGGTAATGTCAGTAATATAGTCACGGTTGTTAACGGGAACCTTGACAATGATAACGCTAAAACTTCCTCTGGGTTTAGGTTTTATGAATCGTTAGGGTCTACTCCTTCCGCGGGGACAAATGGACGAGTGGTTTATAACACTAGCGAAAAATCCTGGAACGTAGATGATGGGTCTGCTTTCAACAATTTCAGTTCGTTTATTTGGGATAAAGACAGGGATACCAAGATACAGACGGAAGAATCGGCGGACGAAGATTTTTTAAGGTTTGATTGTGGGGGAACGCAAGCGGCGTCAATGTCAAGTGTTGGGCTGACGTTAGAGAACGGTGCGGCGATAAACGAGTTTTCCACGGATTTGACTTTAGGAGATAGTTCAAATACCGCTGTCCCTACTGAAAAGGCGGTAAAAGAGTATATAGATAGCAGAACGGATATTTATGTCGGGACTTTCACTAGAGACGAAGGCACGGCTTCGGGCAACCAATCAGTTACAGGGGTAGGGTTTACCCCAAGAGCGGTTGATTTTTACGCTACGGACGCCGACTCTGACGAGGTTTCCTGGGGGGCTGATGACGGAACGACTGCGGCATGTGTGTATAGATCGGGGACGGTTTTCAACGCAGACACGGACGACAGTATTCGTATTCACCAAGACGCAAGCAATATATATGAAGGCAATATTAACAGTTTTGATTCTGACGGGTTTACTGTGGCGTGGACTCGTACTGGTGGGGCGTCAGGAACTATAACGGTGGTGTATATAGCTTATGACTAAGGGCTTTACTATCCTTTTTGTTATTTGGTGCGGGTGTGTATTCGCACAACCCTTGCCAATGGTGATTGTTGAGAAAAACGGAGTTTACGGCAGAGTTTGCGTGGAGAAAGACACCGGCAAGCTGATTGAGTTTCAAACGGGGTACGCTGAATTGGGGACATTAACCAAAAATGCCGTAAGTTCGGGGCACTCAAAAAATGACGTGGTAGAGAAATATGTGTCTTTAAAAGAATGGGAAATCCTTGAGAAAAAATGGATTATTGATCCTGTGGAGGAAAAGAAGAAGAAAGAGAAGACCGAAAAAGTTAAAAAGCTTGAAAAAATAAAAAAAGAGTTGGGGTTGTCGGAAGAATCTTTTAATGACTTGAAACAGCTTTTAAAATTGGAGGAGTAAATGGGATTTTTTGGATTTGGAGATAGGCCGTCTTATTCACCGCCGAAGCCGATACATTACGATCAAGCTCCGGAATTTTTCAGGGACGCATTAGCTTGGGCTAAAAAGACTTTTCCCCAAGCCACCATGTCTAGGGAAAAGGGGTTGAGGGATATACGCAGTTTAGAGGCAAGCCCAGAGTATTACGCTCAATATGGGCCGACTTCCTTTGAGGAAGCTTTAGGCAATCAGTATTTTCAAAACATCATACCTGACTTAGAAGCTTCTATCAAGCATAACCTTTCTTTATCGGGGATGTATTCTTCGCCTATTCTTGCCGAGCAAATAGCTCAAGCTAGAGGGCGCGTTGGGTATGACGTTGGCAAATACCTTGCCGATTTAGCTCAACGCAGGGCAGAGCTAGGAATACAGGGACGTCAAGCGGCGTTAATGGCAGAAATAGGTATTGATCCTGCTAGCGTATATGGCCCATACCTAGAAACAGACATACAGCAGTCAAACTTAAAGTCTTTGGCGGAGTATCAAGGGCGGGTTGCTGACTCTCAAGCAGGGTTTCAGAACGCTTTAAGCGATTGGCAAAGCGCGGGGTCTTTAGGGTCTTTGATAGGGTCAGGGATCGGTGCAATCGGTGGTTCTTTTTTCGGAGCTCCTATGATTGGGGCTTCAATCGGCGGTTCTTTAGGGGGAGCTATGGCCGGCGGTGGCGCAGGGTCTCCGATAGGGTTTCAAGACGCTTTAGCTTTAAGTAACTTACCGACTTCGCAACCAGTTGGACGGGCTTATTCTAACCCTGCGGGGTACGTTAATACTTCCTACGGCAAGAGTTATTATCCCGGAGGAAAAGGTTATATACAATCAGCGTTTAATTAGGAGGATGAATGGCAGATTTTAGTAATTTACACAAGGATATTGGGGGGATCGCCTCTGCTTTAGCAAACCGCCGAATGGTTCAACAGCAAAGAAGTCAAGGGTTACAGGACGCTTTGCGGTTATATCAGATGAAACGAGATATAGACCAGAGGTACGCTACACCAGGAGCATGGAAGCCGACATCCATGCAAGAAGCGCTAGATTACGAAAGAGCTAAACAAAACTTAGACCCAATGGCTAATATTTTAAGAATGGGGAAAGTGGCAGAGGCTTTTGGTAATTTAGGAATAGACCCGACTTCTGTAATGGGGCAGACTGGGGGTGTGATAGACGTTCCGTATCAAGACATGTCCCCCGGGGAAGGGGCTAAGATCGGCCAGTTTTCTCCGTCAAAAGACATTGTCGCAACAGACTATAAGATAACTCCGTTTGGTAAGTTAGTACCTACTAAGTTTAAAGATATAAGTGTTTCAGCTAAAGAGCAGGCTGGTAAAGATAAAAGTGAAAAGTTAGGGAAAAAGTTTGGTGAGTTAAATAGGGTTGTTGGGGCTATGAGGAATTTACAACGACAATTCAAAATGATAGATGAAGAGTTTGGGGCCACCGGAACAAAAGCGGCGATGACTTATGATTTAGGAAGGCTCAGGTATGCTCCGAGTTTTTTAAAGAAAGCGGCCGCGCCGTTGCAAGGAGCGCAAGCACAGACAGAAGAGGTGTCTATTGGTTTGCTTCCTATTTTATCAGGGCAGGCTAGGTACATTGAAAGTTTAGGTGAACGTATTAAAAGAACTGTCCCGGACATTTCTATTATCCCTGAAACCAGAAACGATCTTATGGCTCAGTCAATACGTAATATGATGACTATGGCTTACGCTATTAAGAACGGGTTTTTGACAGAAGAGAAGTTAAGGGAGATGGGTATTGATCCTAGTTCCGAAGTTCAGTCTGACAAAGAGATAGCCGCTGTATTATCGGGGATCCAGTTGTCTTCTAAAGAAGAAAAGAGCATTGAGGATGCTATTGAGTATGTTTTAGGAGCTAAAGCTGTCAAAAGCTATGGAGAGGAGCAAACTAAAGATATCGGCATGTCTGTAACGGTTGAAGAAATAAAGAACGCCCGGAAGCGTGGGGCAACTGGATATGATACTTCAAGGGGTGTTTTCGTGGATCAAGATGGCAACCCTATTTAATAAGGAGGATAAATGCCAATTATTTCATTAGATGAACTAGAAGAAAGAAAAAATATTATATCCTTAGAGGAATTGGAAGAAAAAAAGACTTCTTCACTTCGGAAGCAACCTAAAAGGTTCTCTAAGGGTGGTTCAATAGATACAAAACCCCAAGGGGGAGATTTGCTGACATCTTCTTTTCGTAAGTTTGTATCGCCTCCCAAAACGATGTCTAACCTGATTAAAGAAATGTCTTTCGGCAAGTTTTCTCCTATGGGGCTACCTTTAGCGACAATGGATATCGGAGAAGGAATAAGAAGGCGAATAGTTGGGGGTGTGGCTAACGTAATGTCTCCAGAAAAGGATAAGCCACTCAAGCAAACCTTAAAAGACGTGGCGGTGACAGCCGTAAGCCCTGCTTTAGGGCGGTTTGGAAAGCCTATGCTAGAAAGTCTAGCCGGGGATAAGGTCGGTAAATTCGGTGATCCGGCTAGAGAAGTTGGGTTGCCTGGCCCGGTATCAAAAGGAATTGATATGGCCGGAGATATGTTAGTAACTCAACTATTAACAGGTATTCCGGAAAAGATTGTTTCCTCCGCAGTAAAAGCACGCCCAAAGATTATGAACGACAAATGGTTTACAGACCAAGCCAAGTTGGGTAGAGTGGTTTATAAAAACTTTGATGACGCTATCGGTGGGGCTTTTGATTCTTTCTACCAAAAAACTAGAACATCCGCAGGACAGATAGTTGATGATATCCCGTTTAATCCAGATGTCGCCGATGACATAATTCTAAAAATGGGATTTGATGACGCCGTAAACCCGACAATGGCCAAAAACAGCTTTTTGCAACAGGTAGATGATTTTTTCCAGGGAAGGATAGATACCATAGGAAAACTAAGACAGCTAAAGCAGTTAGTACGGTCTAAAGTGCCTAAGTCCTATTATTTCCAGGGAGGAGTGAGAGGTAAGGGGGGAATGACTAGCCCTAAAATACAAAAAATGAATGTTTCTCGCCGGTTGCAGGAAGAAATTAACAACGCAGTGAAAAAGGTTGATCCGGAAGTCGGAAAGCAAATAGAAGAGCTTAACAAGTTTGCGAGTGATAAGCTGTACCCTCGTTTGGAGAGGCTAGAGGGGATTTTTGGGAAAAGAGGAGAACCGAGAACCCAAGGGGTTACGAGCACCTTTGCCTTAAAGAATATCGGGACTGCCGGGGAACGGCAAGCTATAAGGACAACTCCAAAATTGATCGGAGAACTCAAAAAGTATCTTTCTAAGGAGTATGCTGACGACCTGGTTGAGCTAGGAAGGAACGCAAAACAGCTATTGGCCAATATGAACAAATACCGAGGCAGACAAACCATGAAAATCGGGGCAGGAGGCGCAGGTGCGTACCTTTTAGGACGATATTTGTATGGGGGATTTAAAGGTGTAGGTGGTGATTAGCCCCTGAAAGTTTGGAACAAAACTATTATGATTAGCCCAAAAATAACAGCTAAAACGATATACATTATTTCACCTCTACTTAACATATACCATATTTTTGAAGAAAAAGCAAGGAGGGCTTAATGTCTGGAATAGTACCAAGCTTAGATTATCCATATCAGGTGATACAGGTTAAGGGAACGAGCGGGAACGCTAAAAACAAGGTTGAGTATGTCTGCGAGTCCGACCCGGGGGCTAAAAAATCAGATTCTGTCTGGAGGATCAGGAAGTTTATCTATGATTCTAATGGGTTCAACACGCAAATAATTTTTGCGGACAATAGTAAACAATTTAACAAAAGGCAAGATCAACATGCGACATATACTTATACTATTAGCGCTTAGTCTGTGTATTTCTGTTTTTGCGGCAGGGAACAGTAATTGGGAATATAATTACAGCACCGGAAAAATGGATATGGTCTACGATGAGGCCAAGATCACTAACACAGATGATACTACGTTGCAAGGGTTTCTGGCTTCTCCGGCTACTGTTCAGACGGCTTTAGAAAGGATAGACAACATCAACGCCGCGTCTTTTCCTGTCATTACGACTAATTTTAATGGTATCTTAAACTCTACCACAGACACCGTGCAGGAGTGTTTAGAGGCGTTAGACGACATTAACGCTTCCTCTACTCCTACTACGGTTACTAACTTTAACACACGGTTAGGGGCCGGGGACGATACTGTCCAGAAAGCGCTAGATACGCTTGACGACTCACCTGACGATGACCAGCCAGACGATGATTCCGAAGTCCCGGATAATATTAGTGTAAGCAACGTAGGCCAATTTATAGACGGCGGGGCTAACCCTATTGACGGAGATAAGCTTGAGATAACCGCTACATGGAACAATATTACCCCCGATACGGGAATCGCCGAGGCTGATAGTGTAGACGATCTTTCGGCCATCCTAGAAGGAATAGATGACGCATTGGGCGCGGCTGGTGGAGCTACTGCTTGGGATGATATCAGCGACCCTGACGCAAACGGTGATATAAATTTCGGGTCTTTTACAGAGCAGATCATTACCTCCGATTTTAGAATAGGGGACGGGGTGAACAACTATATTAAGTTCGCGAGTTTACCTACAATTACAATCCAATTCCAAGGGACTGCGGATATAGATTTACCCAATGATTCGGTAGATTCCGGGGACGTTAACTTTAATTATGCCGCTAGTGCTTCTGAGGGCGGGTCAGCGACAAGTGGTGACAGCGCAACTGCTTTCTTCTCTGCGGGGACGATAGAGCATGAATACGGCGGAGTTGAGGCCAATGTTTCGGGATATTCCGGACTTTTAGGGGTAAACGGTGGGGCTACCTCCGAAGTAGACACTATGGCCGAACTTGAGACCCATTTAGGCGGAGCGAATGTCATAGAAGCCAGTGAGTTAGTAGGTGCTAACGAGGCTTATTCTTCCGGGTGGAACGCTGACACAGGCATCCCGGAAAAAGACGATATCTACGATTATTTGCATAACTTTGATTCTGACGATGATAGCTCGTTTACTGATGAAACATGGTACACAAACATTTTTGACGGAACAACTGCCTTTACTGGGTTTAACGGGGTGTCGATCTTTATAGACGGTGGGGCGGCGGCGATAGACGGTGACAAAATTGAAATAACCGCTACTTGGGATAACATCACCCCAGACACAAGCATAGGTGAGGCGGATTCAGTAGATGACTTAGCGGCGATTTTAGAGGGGATAGATGACGCTTTAGCCTCTGTCGGCGGAGCAAGCACAGCTTTGGATAACTTAGCTTCTGTGGCTATAAATACGTCTTTAATCTCGGACACCGCCAATACGGATGATTTAGGGTCGGAGGCGTTGTACTGGAAAAAGTTGTATTTGGCAAGTGAGGTAAGCTTTGAAGGGGCAACGGACGACAATAAGCAGACCACGGTATCAGTTACAGACCCAACAGAGGATAGAACAATTACTATTGGGGATTTAAACGTAGATTTAAGCCAATCCACAGACCAGTATGTTCTTTATTACAACGCTAACTCTAAAACGTGGGAAGGCGGGGTTGCTTCTGGGGCAACAGCAACAGGTCAATTTTCCCGGGATACGACTGCTGGTGATGGCACGCAACAAGTCACGGGGTTAAGCTTTAAACCTACTAGATTTTTGTTTTTTGGGGCGGAAGATGACGCAGGCGAAGCAAGTTGGGGAACAGATGATGGGAGCAACGCTCAATGTGTTTATCGGAAACTCGCTAACTACAACGGGGATACGACCTACTCAATTTATGATTATGAAGGGGGGGGAACAGTAAATAGGGCAAAGATTACAGCCACAGACCACGGGTCTTTTACTGTTACATGGTCGAAAGCGGGCAGTCCGTCAGGAACTTACAAGGTAACTTACATAGCCTTTGAAAAATGATGAAAAACCGATTGTTAATAGATGTCTGTTTTAAATATTTGGTTCTCTTGGCCTTTACGGGGTATATAGGTTTTCTTATTTGCTCTGGGAAAGAGATAAACCTTCCCGATTGGGTGGTTGTGATTTTTACTTTAGTGTTCCAATACTTTTTTAGAAGATCGCCCAAGGAGGATAAATGACGGTAGCCTACCATAAGGGGAAGGTTTACAAGTACGACCTCACGGGGCTTGAAGCTTCTTACAGGCTTCGTCAACCAAGGTTTTCAATCCTGGTAGGTCTTTTTTATGGATTTGGCAACGGGCGAACACTACTGTTTTAGAAGGAATCATAGATTTGTCCGGACCGGTATATCCGAAGTCAAACAAAACCTGTTCATTGTCAACGATTGAAACTTGGAAAAAGTTAGTAATAACCGGGGGGTAAAGATTAACCGGCATTTGCGGGGTATATTCTGACATAACCACCTCCTTTATTATTTATACTACTGCTTAAAAAATATAAGTCAAGGTTAAAATGGGATTAGAGGAGAGGGTTCACGCTTTAGAGAAAGCAGTCGAGGAAGAGAAGGCGCACAGGAAATTGTTGTTTGAGGATTTAAAGGGGTTGGTTAACCAGTTAGACGAACAGGTGGCCAAGCTTGCTGTGTCAGTTCGGGACGTGGGGTTGTCGTATTTTAGAATGATGGAAACAATAGCAAAGGAAGAAAATGTCAGAAGACCTGAAAAAAAGAGTAGCTCGCTTAGAGAAAGATATCTCCCAGATTAGTTTAGTAAACCAACGGCTTGGAGTTTTAGAAGGGAAGGTTGACTTACTTACTACAAGCATGACTGATTTTAAGATCAGCACTTCCCGCGAAATGGTAAGAATAGCCACGACCCTGGAGTCTTACATAACTAGCCAGAAGGAAGCCTGTGAGCTTAAACACAAGGAAGTTGAGGAACACTTGGCCGAAGCGCCGGGGGTAAGGGATAAGGTGTCTGCCTTGTGGTTTTGGCGGCCAATCCATTGGGGAATCACCTTACTTATATTAGGCGGGTGTGTCGGCGGTTTCTGGTGGCTATTAAGGGTATAATGGTAAATTGCAAGATAAAACGGGAAGATTTTGTTAAGCATGTCGGCAAATATATTGAACGGAGAGTGTTACCTAATCTCCCGGAAGAGGGATATTTGTCTGAAATGTTGTTAGTAATAGGAGCGGAATTGCGTCATGTCTTTGAAGCCATACAAAAAGCAGACGAGCGTAACGAGTTGGCTGATTAAGCAAGCAAGAGAAAAAGCCGAGTTCGGTCCGGACGGACAAGATAGGTTTAGGCGGCATATTGCCGAAGTTTATGCTTTAAAAAAGCTTATCATTAAATCCGGTGGGTCAGAGAAAGACCTTAGAAAACAGCTTAAATGGCGGTTAAAATATGCTTGATATAAGCGCTATCCCTTTGGATTATTACCCCTTAATAACATTCACCCATAATTTTAGAAGCCCTATTGGAAAGGGCATACAGCTTAGAACCAATAGCCTGGTATCTCACGTTATGGAATCCCACCGGCCGGGGTTCTTCGCTACACAGGATTTCACCGGATTCAAGACTTTACCTTTTGATAAAGTTGATAATAAGCACACCTATTTTTTATTTTACCGCTATGCGGGGTTGACTGAGGAGAAACAGGAAGAATGGTGGAAGGCGATATACCGTGATCTTGACGAACCCTGGTGGCTTAGACGCTATGACTGGCTTGGAGTAGTCGGTCAGCTTTTCGGGGTTCGGTGGCTTGAAAGCCCTTTTACTGAATATTGCTCCCAGAAGGTCAAGCAACACCTTTTTGAAGTTTTTGGATCAGAGATAAAAAAGCGGCCTACCCCAGAAGAACTTAGAAAATACTGCCGAAAATACCCCCAATGGGTAGAAGTAGGCGAAATAATACCGGAGGGTTACGAAGATGTTATTAAAAGGCATAAAAAAAGGCTTGACGGGTCTATTCTCGGCGTTTCTTAAAGTAGTTGGCGTCCCGGAAGGGGAAAAGAGAGAGGCCTTTAAAAAGCGATTTAAGGCGATTTTAGGGGAAGCTATCAAGGCCGGCGCAAAAGAGGCTATCCGCAGAGGTATTGAAAAGAACACTTGACCTTACCTTATATACTACAAGTTAAGCGTTTTCACCCACAGTGTATTTTTTTGCTTGACAAGTTGGGCAAAGCTTAATAAAATAAACCTATGCTTTTTTCTGGTTTCCCCTTGACAGACAAAGTAAGGCATGGTATATTTAAAGTGAGGCTGTTATCATGAAAGAGAATATTGCGTGGACGTTAAACGATCTGTTCACGATTTATTGGTCAGATGTTCTGATTGTAGGCAAAGGAGGGAACATGGGATTAAAACGCAGGCGAGACAAAAAAGAATACACCCGGCCATCTAGGGCGCATAAGGCAAAGAAGGCAAAGGGTACTAGCCCGGACAAAGACAGCCCTTTTTATGAAGAGCCGAGCAAGGAAGAAATTTTTAATCTTTTAGAAAATGTTGACGTAAAATTCATGTCTATTGACGACTAAAAAGGAGAATAAAACCGATGGTTAGCTTAAAGAAATTGAGAGAAAAAAGGACTGAAAAGGTATCTATTAGGTTTTCTGTGAAAGAGCTCCGCGAGATTGAGGACCATGCAGAAAAGGACGACTTAAAGCCTTCTTCTTGGATTCGGCGGGCGGCCTTAAAAAGTCTATATAAAAGAGGGTTGAATGAGTAAATGGGCGTTAGGCAAAATGGTATATAGTATTTTCCATATTGGTCAAGCAAATGGCAACTGTGAGTTACCAAAAAAAGGTAAACGAGATTATTTATCTGTATATTTAAAACCAGAAGCGTTCAAGCATATCTGTTACGCTCAAAGATGGCATAAGGGGAAATATACTAAGTTTGGGACATGTTTAGGTGTTAGTCGCCAATATGCCACGGGGATAGCAAAGGGCAAGTTTTCGTGTTCTGACTGGATCATCCCCCTAATTGTTCTTCTGGCGAGAGGGCGGACAGAGGGGTGTTGGTGTCACATGTTTTGTATTAGAGTTAAAGCTTCTGGGATAAATTCTAATCACCCCATGTTCAACGAGGCCAAGTATCAAGGGCAAGTGCCTTATGAAAAATATAGTCTTTCGGGAGAGTTCCGGCAACAACAATATGAAGCAGAAATAAAGGGAAAAAAATAAAAAAATTTTCTTGACAAGGTTAAATAGAGGTTTATAATAATAATTGAGATGACACAAAAACGAAAAACCCTAAAACCAAAAGCAAACATAAAAACCCCTGGCGTGGACTCTAGTCGTGCCTGTCTGGGCGTAGTGTCATCTCACGCGCTAGGGGTAGAACTTCACAGTAACCGTTTACATAGAGAACGAAAAAAGGCTAATACCGGCTTAGAATTTTCATCTTTTTTTTATCGCCAAAAAGTTAACATAAGATATAAAGGCGTAAGGGATAGCGACAAGTGGCGTTGCGCTAACGTCCTCGATGGTAACTCACAGTTGCCATTTGCTAAAAGCTTTTTCCTTCGGTTTCAGCCCAAATTAACTTTTTTTGTAAGGGCGATCTTTTTACTTAGCGCAATCACTACAACCCCCTTTTTGTTAACCTGCTCTGTCTACGCCGAAAATACATCTAAGACAGTCACGGCAGAGCAGATGTCTTTATCCCCTCAAGAGTCTCAAATCATAAATGAAGTGGCTAACGAATACAGCCTGGCTGGTGAGGCTAGGCTATTGTTGTTCGTTATCCGCAAAGTGGAAAATGGGCGGCAAGGCAGAGAGTTCGGCGTTTTATCGCCCGCCGCCCAACGATTTGAAGATCACCCTGATTGGAGGGTTTCTTTCCGATGTCAAGCACAATGGGCGGCAGGAACTATCAAGAAACGATTTGCCGGCGACTTAAAGGCTTTTGCCGATAGGTGGTGTCCGGTAGGCGCAGAGAACGACCCTACGGGGTTAAATAAGAATTGGTACGGTAACGCTAAATATTACATGGAAAAATGGAGGTCAGAATGGAATTAAAGGATTTTTTGAAGAACTCGCGGCATATTAGGCATTTAAAGGGTATGAAGCTAAACGAGCTTGCTAGAAGAACCAAAGCTACTTCGTCTTTTTTATCACAGGCAGAAAAGGGAACAACTAAGCCAAGCCTTGATAGTTTGTCTGCCTGGGCGAAGGCTTTAGGCTATGAGGTTTTAGTTGTCCCGAAAGAGTCCGAAGAAGGTATGGTCCACAAAAGAATACAGCTTGCCGAAGATGTTTTGAGGGGAGTTGCGGACCATCTAATCGGAAAGGGTGAAAAATGAGTAAATCCCGGAAGGTAAAAATAATCAATCCTTGGCACAGGTACTTTGGCCGGATCGGGAAGGTTGAAGAGTTTAGGAAAGATTGTTTTTTATCTTATGGGGTGCGGATAAATAAGTTTCTGGTGTGGCTTCACAAAGGCGAAGTCAAAGAAGTAAGGGGGGCGGCATGAAGTATTTAGTTAATATCCATAGGGCTTACTGGGAGCTTAAACACCAAAGGAGAAAGCTTAAAAAAATGTCTCACAGCCAGAACGTAGAACCAAGAATCGCAAAGGTAGAAGATCAAATCTTTGCTATATGCAGGGGGGAATCATGCAGTTGCGCGAAGTAGATTACAAAGAAAAGCTAAAAACCCTCACCGATAAACAGCTTAGACGCAGGATATACCAGTATTCAGCCATAGAACTGAGCCCTAACTCAAGCGAAGTATCAAGGGCAAAGGCTGAAATACTTATGGATTGGTGTTACCAAGAAAAACAAAGGAGGGGGTAAAGATGCGTCAATTTCATAGTGGGATAATAACCTATAAAAACAAAAGAGCTATAACCAACATTGATGAAGATAGCCATACAGAATTACTAGAGCAAGCCGGGCTAAAAGACGATACTGTTAACCCTAACTTTGTGCGAGTAGAAATACTCCCTCAAGACGGGAATATTTACAACCATAAAATGTCTAACTGGGAATTGCAAGTTGACCAGGATTTAATTCCCGATTGGTTTGATAAAAAGAAAGCCGAAACCTTGATGAAAAAATCCTTGAAAAACGTCTTTAAGCACCGCTTTGTTATGCCTGGGGATACGGTTGACGAAATAACCGAGGGGCGTTGGTTTATCAACGGCGGTACGGTGGATTACATCAGGGGCGGTACGGTGCGTAACATCAGGGGCGGTACGGTGGATTACATCTGTGGCGGTACGGTGCATGACATCTGTGGCGGTACGGTGCGTAACATCTATGGCGGTACGGTGCGTAACATCTGGGGCGGTACGGTGCGTA